TGGCCGGCCTGCGCGAAGGGGCCGAGAATCCGCTGCATTTCCCGCGCCTGCGCCCTGGCCGCAGCAGACTGCGAGCTTCCTCCGATAAGCCCCGACAACAGGGACGCCCCTCCAATCGCGGCGGCCGGAATAAGTAACGGTAAAGCCATCTCCAGTCTCCTACTTTGCGATCACGGTTCGACTACCCAGGGTGTCAACCTGGATGTGCATCTGTAATATAGGCACGAACGGGTCGGACGTCGGAGCGGCCCCGACGGCGGCGATCCGATTGAGCCGCGCCACCGTCTGCGACCCGATCCCCAGTCCGCTCGGTGTGAACGACCCTAAATTCATGACGATCATCGTCCTGTCCGGAGTCCCCGCCGGAATGAGAAGCTCCGGACTCGTGAGAAGGGCCGGGAACACCCATGCGTTGTCTGGAGCCGCATACCCATATTCCAAGGTAAACTTGACATATCGATCAGTCCCATCGACTCCGTTCGTCGTGAGATGGATATGCCACTGGACCTCGCTTCCCTCGACCCATCCGTGGACAAGTTCCTGCGCCTCGCAAATGTGCGCATCATTCACCGCCCAGCGCGGCATCGTGATGTTACCGCCAACTGCGGCAAGAACCGGGATTCCGGCCCCGGCCGAGCGAATAATTATCGGATGGTCAATATCTACCCAGACGGTGTCCTCGAATCTGTCGCCGACGGAAAAGAGCCTCTCCATGAGCCGGATCGATTCCTGGTCGTCATGGCATATAACGGCAAGCTGTTTTCTCGACAGGGCAAGCTTCGATGCCGTACTCATACCGCAAGAGCCTCCAGCTGCACCTCAAGACGCGCCGCCGATATTCTGGACCTTGAGTCCCCGGTGAATTTTTGGACCCGCCAGTTCCTCATGAACCCCTGCTGAAACCAGACAAGACGCCGCATCCTGTCGCCCTTGACACCGGCCCTGATCGGCCGCTCCTGACTCCATGTCTCGCCGTCCAAAGTGTACGCCGTAGAAATTACCGGATCATCTCCAGCCTCAACCCGGCCGGCAAGACATATCAGCTCAAGCTGATTCCACAGAGCCCCTCGGCCCTCGTTGTAGGCGAGTGCCGTCGCAAACTCCCACCGGGAGATTTCCCCGAACGTCCGGGCCGAGTCGGGAGTCATTACCCCGATGTCACCGTTGTTCACGTCGCAGACATTCCACCGGTCATAGCACCAGACAGGGTCAACGATCCTGTAAACCCCGAATCCCAACTTCGCAGTCGTGAGCTGAAACCACACAGGGACTCCGGCCTGCCGCGATGAATCGACGTCATATACGAGCGTGCGGTCAAGGAGCCTGACCCACAAATGTGAGTGCGCTTGAAACTCATGGACTTCAAGCACTGCGGTCACAAGGGCGGCCTCAGTCTGCCGGGCGAGAATAGCGTCTATCGCGTATGTGCTGATCTTCTGCACCGACCCATTAACCCCGAGATATATCCCCGGAGCATCGCTTCGGCCGCCTCCCAGAAACGCAACCGTATCAGCATAGATGCATGCTGCGTGCGGCCCGATTGCCCCTTTCTGAATCTGCGCGCCTTCAACTCGCTGAAATGGAAATCCGCTCCCGCCCACATTGTTGAAAAACTCGATTGTGTACCGGTTGACCGCGACAACCTCGTTCCGCAGTTTCAGGACAGTCTCGATAGGATCGGGATCGATTTCTGATGATCCGTACTTGAAGGGGTCAACCGTCATCGGGTCGGACAGCTCCGTGACGACAAGAAACTCTCCGTCGGTCGAAACGAAATATCCGTCAACCCACACAACCGCCCGACATACCCCAAGGTTCGCGTCAACGACCTGTTGAAGCGCGACCCCGTTCCAGTAATACAGATTCCCTCCGGACGAAATCGCAAGCCGGTCGAATGAATAGACAAGCGAACATGGCCCGCCTGCGCCAACGTCTCCCCGGACAACGTAAGTCCCGTCTTTGTCAATCTCGATCAGCTTTGTTCCCGAAACCCGAAACAGGCGGCCGTTCCAACAGATCCCGCCTCGCGGCGTTCCTTCTCCCGGTCCCAGCCTCGAAGCACCATCGGCGACGCGCAGATACCCGGATGACAATCCTGTCGCAGACGGAACCGGCACCATGTTGACAGGGTAGGCATTGATAAAGTTTGCCGACTCGTCCGCATAGATGCCGCTCAGGATCGGGACTTGCAAGGCTTATCTCCGTACCACCGCGAATGTGATGACGAACCCAAGGTTCCCGGCAGACGCAACAGTCCCCTGCACGATCCTGATCCCGGTATTCGGGGGAATCACAAGACGGGCCGAGTCTTTCACCAGGTTGTTCCGGAAATATGCGGCCGTGTTCGTTTCTTCAGAAAACTGCGATTCAAACGACAGAACAGCCCCGGCAGTCGCGCCTCCTCCGGGAACCGACCGCATCGTTATCGTCGCCGGAAGGGCCGGAGACGCAGGGTCCAGCTTTGAGACTGTCGGGTTGGCGATATTCGCCCCTTCCGCCGTCGCAGCAGTCCCGCCTGTCCCTACCGCCGATGTCCGCGTGAGCCAGATGTTAACAGCCAAAGTCCCCGTAACGGCGACCGCGCCAGACATGACCGGAACGATGGACTGAATCTCGACGTTCTTGTCCGTCGATCCGTTGAACAGGTCCATGAAGACCTTGTTCGCCCCAACGGCCACCGGTGGGAGCACCAGAGAATAGACGTCCCCGTCAAGGCCCGGATTGACCATTTGCCGTCCGCGGTCGTCAACATATATGGGCTGCTGTCTGTTGTACGGATCCTTGTTTCTATTCTGAAGGGCTGTACTCATTTCTTTCTCCTCTACCCTATCCTGTACCATGTGCTTGTAGGGAGATCGTAGCACATGGTGAAAAACTCGTTCGCTGCGGCAATCGATCCAGGTGCTCCTGTTACCGCAGTCGCGCCGTTCCCGTCAACGACCAAAGTCCCGACCGTCTGCGTACAGTTCACGATGACAAGCTGCTTGTCACGTGCATTCACCGAAGACGGGAGGACGATCTCCCCGTCGGCATATCCTGCCGCAGGAGTAAGTATCAGGTGGACATCCTCCGGCCCGTCTTTTATCGCGACGGAAAACCCCGTAGCAGACGGCGCGGCATACTGCGTCGCGGCCTCCGGGCGTCCAACCGAAAGCTGCGTCTTGAGCCAGTCCAGAAGCGTTGACAGGGAGATTTTTCTTGTATCCCCCTTCGACGGATCAAAAACCGGAAACTGCTGTCCGGCCGATCCCGTCGCAACTTCGGACAACTGATAAATTTGAACGCCCATTACGGCCTCCCTAATTAAAGTCTATTCCACCGTCCGGGCCTGCGTCAATCGAATCGGCAGACTGCTCAAGGAACGGAGCCCCCACTTCTTTATGCCCTGCGCCTGCGGGAAGCGCGTCCAACTTTATCTCTGCCGGTTTAGCGAACCTGGCAAGTAGGCTGTTGTATGTCTCCCGTGCCGATGCTTTCGTTTCGGGCGAAACAACCTTCCCGTAGGAGGGTGCAAGCCGGATCGCCAGATTCGTAATCACCGCGTCCCACGCCCAGTCGGGGAGGCCGGTCTCCTGGTACGCATCAGATTTCTCCGGGGAGTCGGGAAGAGGATACCCGAGACGTATCCCGCGAGCCCCCCATGATGCAATGAGCGCGTCAAGCCTCCCAAGGGCCTGCTCGATCTGATCCGCCGACAGGTCAAACGAATAGCTTGACAGCCCGATCTCGGCAAGAGCCCCAAGGATGAGCTGCCGCTTTGTGTAGCTCATTTCTTGCCCTTCTTTTTCTTTGCCGGAGCTTTCCCGGGCTTCCCGGCCTTCTTTGCGGCTGTCCTTGCCGTTTCAAGCGCAATGGCAACGGCCTGATCCCGTGATATCCCGCGCTCCATCTCGCTCCGGATGTTTGCGTAGATTGATTTTCGCGAATACCCTTTTTTCAGCGGCATGGCGTTTCTCCTATGCCTTCCTCGGCCGTCTCGGCCTTCTGGTATCTCTCTCTTTCGACTCGGACGGAGCGTCCGGCTCTTTCTTCTCTTCCACCGCCTTCGGCCTTTTCGCCGCAGCAAGGGCATCAGGGACGGTCGGCGAATACCCGGCCGCGAGCGCGGCGTTGTACTCCGTCATGTTCTCGACGGGGACATGCCCATAAGTCCCTCCGTTGCAGTAGTAGGGACCTGGGCTCTTGAAAACCAGTCTCGGGAACTCCATGACAACCTCCTCAGTTTCATGGGACATCCCGCCCCGGTGATCCGGGACGGGACAAATTACATCACGCGATTCTGTAAGAAATATACGTCTCGGCTGCGGTTTTCCTCGTGCGCCATGTCGCAGAGGTCACGGTCGCAACGGCGGCAGTCCCAACTATGGTATGCCCGGTTGCGGCCGCAGTCACGGTGAAGGCGTTTCCGCCGGTGTTGATGACAGACCAGTCGAACGACTCCCCGATTTCCATCTTGAGCGCGGCGTCCATCACGGCCCCGGTGTCAAGGGTAGCCGTGACAGCGGCCGCGGTCGTAGAAGTCACGATTCCAGATGCGATCATCGCGGCGGTGAGCGTCCCGGTCGCATCCAGGACTCCAGGGTTGCCCTGCCCGCGAAGGCCGCGCCGTTCAATAGGGACAGCCGCAGTCCCAATGTTGACAAACGCCTCGGAAGGACCTGCCTCGATGACGAGCCGCGCAGCAGCCGCGAAAGCCCCCGACTGATAATCTGCGTCTGCCGCAGCAGTGGCGAAAAGCACTTTGGTCGGAGGCATATTCGGAAGGCCAGCATTGAGCTGATAAATCTTGACGGGGCTTTTGGAAAATATCGAAACGATATCAGATGCCGCAACCGCAACTTCCACCGATCCGAACGGATAAACTTTCATTGACATGTTTTCATTCTCCTCTCGTTTTATTCAAGTAGGGGCCTTTCGGCCCCAACCCTTACACCTGGTTGAACAGCATGATGCCGGACATTTCCGGCTGTTTGTTAACAACCCCAAAGAGACAGTCGAGCCTGTACAGAGTCTTCATCGTTTTGATGTCATACTGCTTCTGCAGAACAAGCTCGATCCCC